ATTTGCTCCCACATCCACCGGCCGCCTTTTTTGATCCGGTGCTCGCTTTCCATTTGGGCGAGGTATTCGTCGTCGATGTCGTCCGGAACTTCCCACACCGGGCCGTCGTCCGGGTTTTGATTCCGGCGCAGGCGGGCGAGACTGTCCTTGATGTTGAGGTTGGACCAGTAGAACACCGAGCAGGTTTGTCCCCGGCCCAACACCACTTTGCGACGCGGCGAATAGAACCGCTCCACCGACTTCCGGCCCTTGACCTTGTGCGTGAACGTCGGCCGTTTGTCGCCCTTGAGGGCCGTCCAGCCATGCGCCGCGCATTCTCGATAGACGTCATAAGTGGCGTAACCGGCATCGACAAACACCAGATTCGGATGAATGCCAAAGCGTTCCTGGACGCTCTCCACGTCGTTGAAGGTCAGCACCCTTTCGTTCCAAATCAACCGACTGGATCCGTCCTCAGCCCATGCGCGGACAATGAGCCACAAGTGATCCATCTGGCAATCCACCGTCAGGATGCGCAGCGGACACGCGCACGGTTCGCCGGCCGGGACCAATCGTCCATGGGCATCCACGCCCGCCTCACCGTCCCAGGTTTCGCCTTTCAGGTAGCCGCCCGGGACGATGTCGAGTTTGTAATCCTCCAGATACTCGCGCCATGCCAGTGCCAGACGCTTTTGATAGAACTGCTGGATCAAACTCACGTCGCCCTTGCGTGCGGCGGCCTTGGCACGGAGATAGAGTTCGGCCAGCCGTCCCCAGCTCATGGCGCACATGGCATTCCAGTGGAATCCGGCGTTTTCCTTGGGCGCGTTCGGATTGGTGACGACGTAGCGGCCTGACAGATTCAGTTCGCGGCGGGTGCGGTCGCTGTCATCGAAGTAGTGGTTGCAGGACGCGCAACGCATCGAGGTGGTGTCGCGCACTTTTTGGAAATCCCACTCGCCCGTCTCGTCGCGGGCGTCCTTGCTCCATTCAACCTGCTCCCATTTGAACGGTTGGCGCTGGTGGCAATGTGGGCAGGCAAATGTCCACACCCGCATGTCGGTGGCTTCATGTTTGCGGTGGGTGTCGTCTTCATCCTCGCCGCCCTGACTCATGAACAGGCATTTGCCCAACCAACCAAACGCGGTGACCCGTGCTTCCGCTTCCGCCATGTGACCGGTCGGCCAACGCCAGGTTTCATCGCCAATGAGCCAGCGGATCGAACGCCGTTGGAGGTTGGTTTTGTTGTGCGCGCCCAGCACCCACAGCGTCATGCCGTTGTTGAAATGAATCGTGGAGAGCCGCTTCTTGTGCCGATTGGCCGGGTAGAGGTCACAGACCGGTTTGCATTCATCAAAGAGTTTCTGGAGGCGGCTTTCGCTTTGGTCCTTGGCGTCATCGTCGGTCTGGTCTAACCACAGGGTCGGACCGGGATGGTTGGCGATAATGTGGGCGAGGCCAAGTTCGCCAACGCTGGTTTTGCCACTCTGGATCGCGGCGATGATGCTCACGATCCGGATTTTGGGATCGACCAAGGCTTCCATCGGTTCACGCATCCAGGGCGAGTTGCCCGAGCGGAACCGGCCGGGGATGGGCGAGTATGGAATCGAGGTGATGTGTTCCTCGCACCATGCCCACGGGGGACGACGATCGGGCGGACGCCAGGCATTGCGCCAGATGCGTTCAAGTTTTCTGCGGGCTGGCTCGACGGTCTTCATTCGCCCTGATGGAGGATCGTCAACACCTCGTCGATGGCGCGGCGGGCTTCCTCCTGAATGCCAGTGGCATCGAGGCCCGATAGAATCGGCGGCAATTCCTGCTCGAACTTTTTGCGGAGCATCGACGTTGCCTGCGCCACGAACTCGGTCCACGCCTGCCGGACTTCCTCGACGGCCACGTAGTCGCCGCGCCGGATGCCGAGCCGCAGTTCCCGTTCTTCCACTTCTGCCAGCAGCTTGCGGGCCTTGAGCGACGATTCAATGTCGCCTGGTTGTTCAATCTCACCACCCTTGAGATCGTTGCGGCGCATGAACTCCCGCCACGCGGCCACGTCGTGCATGCCGTTTGCGGCAGGCTTTGGGGCGTCCTTGCGCTTCTTCCAGTTGTTGAGGGACTGGCGCGTGATTCCCAAGATGGCAGCGAGTTCAACGTAGGATGCAGCGTTGGTGGGAGCGGCCCCGGTGCCGGTGGCCAGCGTTTGCAGCATGGCGCGTTCAGCACGAGTCAGCTTGCCGCCCTTTTGCACGCGACCTACCAGATTGGCGAAGTCCCGCGAGAGCAGCTTTTTGGCGATGTCGGGTGATACGGCTTCCATCCGCAGATTGCGGAGGCGTCAACCGGGCATCATTTCCGTTTCCGCTTGGGCTGGATGATTTCCAGCATCATTTGAAGTCCGAAACCCTGCGGCATCGCCCGTTCCTGCTCCCAGTTCTCCAGGCTGCGCTTTGAAACCTTCAACGCCAGGGCGGCATCGCGCTGGCTGTAACCGTTGCGATCCCTCCATTTGCGGAGCAGTTGGGCGAAGGTTGCGTGATCCATGAGACTGTCCGCAGACTACGGATGAACGTGGTGGTGGTGTCAAGGTTGACGGCGGGGGCGATGGCATGAGCATTTCCGTGCATTGCGCCCATACCGCCCTCGTTGATCCGAACACGCTGAAACCGAACCCGGTCAACCCGAACCGGCACAGCGCCCACCAGATCCAGCTCCTCGCGTCGATCATCCAGGAACAGGGCTGGCGCAATCCTGTCACCGTCTCGAAGCGCTCGGGTCTGATCGTCCGCGGTCATGGACGGTTGGAAGCGGCGTTGCTCATCGGCTGCGAAACGATCCCCGTGGACGAACAGGACTATGCGAGCGAAGCGGAGGAACTCGCCGACCTCCTCGCCGACAACCGTCTGTCTGAACTCGCTGAACTCGATGAAGACGACTTGCGGCGAGTGCTCAAATCCATCGCCGACGCCGATCCCGACTTCGACATCGAGCTGACCGGCTTCATGGAGGACGAGATCCGCAAACTGATGGACGACGCGGGGAATCCCGAGGATGAACTCGAAACGATTCCCCGGATGGAATGCCAGGCATTCGAGACTCACGACTACCTCGTGTTCATGTTCCACGACCTGCGGGATTGGATGCAGGTTCTTCAACTCATGGGGGTGTCCGAAGTTGACTACTCGATCACCCGCAGAACCAAAAAAATCGGCATTGGCCGTGTGCTCCATGGAAAACGACTCATTGAACTCTGCCGCCGCGCCAGCATGGCCGGAATTCCGCCCGTTGAAACTTCGTCTGGTGATTCTGTCCCGGAGCCGAAGCCGCTCGATCACCAGTCACAAGCTGTTCCCGACGGCGACGTTGCTCGTTCCCGTAAGCGAGGCTGAGCATTACCGGCACACCGGGCTGGAAATTGAAACCATCCCCGACGAGATCGCCGGCATCAGTGCCGTGCGGAATTGGGTGCTCAAGCACTTCAAGGAGGACGCCATCGTCATGCTCGACGACGACATTTCCGCGTGCGTTTGCATGGTGTCCCTTCGGTGTCGGAAACTGTCCATCGCCGAAACCATCGCCATGCTTGAAAACTCGGCGTGGTGTGCGCGTGGGGCTGGGGCGCGGTTGTTTGGCTGGCATCAGCGGAGTGATCCACGGCTTCTGCAACGCAACGATCCATTCGGCGTGAACCATTGGGTCGGCGGGGCGGTCGGTGTGGTGCGCGACGAGAAGGGCGGCGTGCCGAAGTGGGACGAGCTCCTCAAATGCAAGTGCGACATCGACGCCACGTTGCAAGAGTTGATGGACAACCGGCTTGTTTGGAATGAAGCGCGATTCTGCTTTGTCCAGGAACGCGACAAAAACCTCGGCGGCAACAGCCTGTTCCGAAGCGAGGAACGCATCGCCACAGAGAAGCGATACCTCAAGCGCAAGTGGAAGGCCCACATCCGCCTTGAAACCTACAAGAGCCAGGACCGCGTGTCGATGGACGCACCACGTCGTCAATCGGTGAAGCTGTGATAAATGGCGTCCAATACTGCTTTCACCTCGTGTGCCAAACTGACATTCTAGCAGACGATGAGTTATCACTTACACACCAAGCGCGGATACTCCTTCCCCGGAGTGTCGAGCGCGATGCAGAAGGCGATCCGGCGCGGTGACGCAAAGCTGGCCGGATATTGGGCACTCGAACTTTGGGCGAGCGGATTCGGCCAGTATGTCTGGCGGCGTCTGCTCACCGTGAGCGCGGAGGACTGCTGGGGAATCCTCACGGCGGAGGTCAAGGCGCTGCACGACAGCTACACCGAGATCAATCGCAACACGCCATCGAAGACGCCGAAAGGCCGCATCTTCATTTCCAAGGCGGTGATCCTGCTGAGCCTCGCCAAGAAGAGCCGCGATCCCGACCACCTGCAAAACTTCGTCTATGACCAGCAGGCAGGGCTAGACCCGGAAACCCTCACCGATGAACTCGAACAGGTGGGCGAATACATCCCGATCCCCGACTACGCTTACGACTGCCACACGCCGCAGGGCCGCAAGATGGGCAAGACGAAAGCCGAGTTCTTCAAAGCCGAGCATGAAGCGCTCAATCCATTCATTCCCGGCCTGTTCGACAACCTGATTGATTCCTGATAAACCACCAACCACTGAGATCCCATGGGCATACACCTGATGCAACCCCGCTTCCCGCTTGGGAAAATATACGCTACCCCCGGCGCACTTGCGCTGGACGTGGACCTGACCAAATACCTCCGCCGTCACCACTGCGGCGATTGGGGTGATGAACTATGCGCCGAAGACAAAGAGGCGAACGAACACTCGCTCAAGGACGGCACCCGTCTTCTCAGCCGCTTTGCCACGCCGGGCGGGTCGATCTACATCATCACCGAGCACGACAGGTCGATGACGACAATTTTGCTGCCGTCAGAATACTGACGCGGCGGCTGTTCAATCCGCATGCCAACGGTGCTTTTCCGCGCCTAACGGCAGACTAACAAACGCGGATGGTGGATGAGAGGGCCGACCATATTGCCATCCCTTGTGCAGGGGTCGTGAGTCTCTACGGCTGATTACTCGGCATTCCAGAGGTTGCCGGATTCATGGTCATTTCATGGCTGAATTGTGGTCTGTTCAATTCGTATGCCAACGGCACCAACCGATGTGAAATGGCTGCAAATTATGGTGCGAACCGGTGTGCGGATGGCACGCGACAAACGACGAAATTGACTGGCAGGAAGGAGGATGTCGGAACGCTCAACCCCTCCGACCCACAGAAACCATGAATGCCATTACCAAGCCAATGCTCGCCTCTAAGTGCGAGCGCCCCGACCTGCTCCCATTCCCCGTGCTCGCCACGCCCAAGCTCGACGGCATCCGCTGTCTCAAGCTCGGCGGCAAAGCACTCACGCGCTCGTTCAAGCCGATCTCCAATCGGTTCGCCCGGGAGTGGATCGAAGCCAACCTGCCCGACGGCGTGGACGGCGAACTCATGCTACGCGACGGCACGTTTTCGGAGACCACCAGCGCGATCGGTCGGCGTGACGGCACACCGGACTTCGTCTTCCATATCTTCGACTACGTGTTTGAGGGGCGGTTGGACGAACCCTATCGCCAGCGCGTGGCGGACCTCGACGGCCTGCTCGGATTCAGCGATTCCGACCCACGCTCGCGGCATCTGGTATTCGAAGATATGGAAGAC